GTCGTATCTACCAGAGCGAGACCCCCCCGCTTCTTTCCTACAAGGAGAGATCGGGGAGTTTTCTTCAACTCTGGGAGATTTCGTTTCAGGAATTCATAGTGAACCCAGTCTTCTGTACCCCAATAAAATTGGGTCTCCTCAAAACAATATCCCAGGGTAGTCCCCACTCGGGTTTGGCATGAAGCCTTACCTGTGTGGAGAACTTTACCATTGAAGAATAGTTGAGAGTTGATTGTACAGAATTCTGAGTCGATAAAGTTCTTACCCAGTGAAAGGGATAGTCCCACCTGAGGAGCCATGTGTGTCCATCTTTCGATGGCAGACATAGGTCCCTTGGCGACGACATCATCCCCATTCACCAGGTAAGAATTTTTATCGAAACCACAATATTCCATGAGACAATCATTGTGAAAACACAGAAAAGGGAAGCTGATTAGGCTTCCCATCAGCTGACCAGAAGTTTGGGTAAATTCTCCAAGCTTCGGATAAACTATCTTATGCGGTGACAGCTCCCATTCAAGGTATCTTCGAGTAGGTTCATGATGAACGTGCTTGAGGATACCCCTCATGAGAGCCTGGGTCACCGACATAGGAAAGTTATCGGTCGCAGCTGTGTAATCACCTGATAACCAGGGATCGTTCGGATCAGAGATACGATCTATTAGTTGAATCCGATTTTCGATTCGATAAATCCACGGAAGAGTTTCCAGGTCAAAACTTTCTAAGATTTTGACCCCGTCTGTTAAACAGAACTGGGGATCCTCTCCCAAACATTGCCAGAGTGCCTTCTGAAAGGGCTGTAAAGCCTTCGTTTCAGCTTCGGCAGCTGTAATCATCCGAACCTTTAAAGGCTCGGGTAAAGCAACTGCTTTCACTCTGGGGGGATGGGCTGGGGGGTAATCAGGGAATTGAAGTTCAAGAGAATAGTCGAAATCGTCTGTTAGAAGTTCAGTGTCAGAAACTGACACGTCATACTCAAACAAACGATCCGATTTCTCCGCTTGAATCCTTTTCCGTGATACCACCTGTGACCAAATACCCCGAATGTTTCTTTTGTGGTAATCGAATCTTTCGAAGATCTCGTCGATAATAATCCAACCTAACTGTTCATGGTTGGACACAATTGTGTCCGACTGGAAAGGGTTGTCCATATTATAGCACCTATCAAAAGGTACCATATTGGACCACCCCTTCTGCAGCGTACCATACTTTTTCTCCCATCTGGGAGTCATAGCATGGTAGGCTGCAGAAGCAGCTACGTCGTACTTCCTAATTGGCTCTCCCCTCCGTAATAGCAGGGGCATGGTAATCCGCCTCCAAACGGCCATTGGTTCTTCTACAATAGATGAACCATTAGCCTGGAGACTAGAACCAAATTGACAATTGGAAGTCAGGATGATAATCGGCGAAGTGAAACGGGTCCCCTTCTCATTGAGTGATGCCATAGGCAAGATTAACTCATTGACGGAGACCAGATTTTCGAATTCAACAAGATCATGCCGATCAGAATGGTTTTGTCCAAAATCATCAAGCACAACAATGGGTTGGTTTTTATAACCGTCCCAATGCTTTGTGCCGCAGGAGCGAGAATAGGAGAGCATTGTTCCAGATAAATCTGGGAACAAGGTATGTCCAAGAAATCGAATCAATGACTGTGTCAAAGTAGTTTTCCCCGAACCGGGTGGCCCAAAAAGGCCAACCACGTAGGGTTCTACTCGACAAGTGCCATCGATCGATCTCAAAGGATTTCCTTGATTCAAAACAAGGTTCTTCTGTTTCTGCAACTGCTTGAGATTTCCCCCCATTGAACGCCCCTGTTCGAAACAGGCTCGATAATTAGGAAGAGAGGTGGCTGTCGGATTGTAATATTTCAACATCCGACGACCAATCTTCTCCCCATATTGCTCTAGCTTGTCAAGATAATCCTGAGGAACTGTAATACAGCTCTCAGGAGGGCGACAAAGGGAATCTCTGTGCTTGATATAAGCTTCCTCTATCATATCCTTCCCAACCGGGGCACATAGTGCCTTAGATTGGATTAGATTGAAATAGAACTGCACACGACGGTCCTTATGGGACCGAAATAGGTTGTCAAGTTTCGCCTGTACCTCCTCCGGAAAGATTGGAAAGGTTTCCCCTAAGGGGAGAACCTGATCCATCTTTACGGAGAAGAGGGAACAGAGCGAATTCTTGATCAACTTTACATAATCCTTATCCTTCAAATTGGAGGGTAGGACATGTAGGTAGTGCAGCAAGAGATGGAAGCGGCGATGCTTTGTAGTCTGACGATTCATGACAAAAGTGTATTTCCCCGACTCTTTGATGAGGACCCTCTTTTGAGGCCGGAGTTTCCGGCAATCATAAGTGGATCCTCGTCGAATAGTCGGAAAGTACACCGAAGTCCTTGACATCGTCATACTCAGATCAATCGCATCGGACAAACCAAGACAATGGATGAATTTTTCCGGCTCCTTCAAATGGTGAAAACGTAACCCGCATATTTCTGTGCCGACGACTCGATCAAGGGGAACTCCTAATCTTACACAATTGTGTAAGAGTTGGAGCACCCTCGGTCGAGTAATAGTACCGATCTGTTGCGCGTCGGCTAGAAGTTTCTTTCGATCCTTCTGGCTGAGTTTATTACCAAATGAAAATCCCACCAAGTACTTGTACAGGGATTCGGAGTCCAGAATAAAACAGAGGTGGTTGTAGTGAAACAACCGGTAAGATTTGAGCTTGAAATTTTCATCAAGCCTTCTTACGAAAAGTGTTTGCCTGGAACCGTCTAGATAACCTTGATTCTTTATTTTGATCAAGGCATCTTCGACGGATCGTAAACGACGATAGCTCTTTGGAGACAACATGTCCCCGCTTGAGCCCAGCGAATTTTCAAAATTTTCTGGAATCGTTTGTTTAGGTGAGGGGCTGATTAGGCCCAACACCGGATGTACCCTAGGCGAGCACACCCAATTTGTTTCACACAAATCTCGGATTTGGCCTAAGTCTCCCCAAAAGGGATGGACTCTTCAACGGGGACTAAGAAGAAGAGTATCCATCCTTAAGGGAGATATGGTTAACCAAAAACAAAATTTTGTGTCAAGAGTCATAGACTCTCCCTACTCGAGCGAG